CCGCGTTAGTCGACATGCCGAGCTTCTCGGTGTTGGCCAGACCCTCAACGAACACTGCGAGAGCACCCGCAGCATCGGTCTTCCACGCCGTCGAGAACTCCTGCGAAGACATCCCCGCGACCTGCGCAAACAACCCGAGCTGGTCGCCGCCGAGCTCGACTTCTTTCGAGATGCGCTTCATCGTCAACGACATCGCCGTGCCGCCGGCCTCAGCCTCAATGCCGACCGACGACATTGCGGTTGCGAGACCCAGAACGTCGCCCTCAGAGAGCTTCGCCTGCTTGCCAGCACCAGCGAGACGCATCGACATTGCGACGATCTCGCCCTCAGTCGTGGCGTAGTTGTTGCCCAGCCCGACGATCGCGGAACCCAGTCGATCCATGTCGCCCTGCGAGGTGCCCATGATGTTCGAGAAACGCGCCAACGACGTCGCAGCCTCTTCGGCTGACAAGTTCGTCGTCTCACCCAGGTCGATCATCACCCGCGTGAACGCGAGCACATTCGGTGTTTGAATACCCAACTGGCCAGCAGCCTCAGCAACCGCCGCGATCTGCTCGTGTGACGCCGGGAGTTCCTTCGCGAGGCCGCGCAAACCGTCCTGCAGTTCAGAGAGTTCTTTCGCGCTGCCATCCACGGTCTTCGTGACGCCAGCCCACGCCGACTCCCAATCGACAGCAGCCTTGACCGCGATACCGGTCGCCGCCAACGCGACAGCACCAGCTGCCATGAGCGTGCCACCGACCTGACGCATCGCCTGGTTCTGCTGCTCGAACTTTGCGGCAGCATCAGCCGCAGCATCCTTCGTCTTGTCAGTCGCTTTACGCGCCTGCTCCATGCCCGAGATGTACCCGTTCACCTGCGCGGCGAGCGTGACTTTTACTGTCCGGTCGGCCAAAATGCACCTCCGGATGTCGCTATCGAGTTGTAAGGTCAGGGCATGACTGAGCGAACGAAACGCGAGCCGTGGGCGATAACCACCGCAATTGGTGTTGGTATCGCCGTGGTGGGGCTACTGCTCGTCCTATTTGGGACATTCGTGAACGTGCCCGATATGGCTGAGGCCATCTCCCGCTACGGGTTGTTGATCCTCATTGCTGGGGCCGTCGTCGGCGGAATCGGCGTCGTGCTCCGACTTTTGCGGCGCTAGAACTCGCGCTTCTCGACGGCCCAGTACATGCCGTTCAGGTTGGCGTTCTCGCCAGCCGCTTTCTTGAACGCGTCAATCGCGTCGAGGCGATCTTTCTCGGCCCAGTTCGTGAACGGCCCCTTGGTCACGTACCGGTACGGCACCACATAGTTGTTCGGGTCGGCGCCGTCCGATGTCGCATCAGGCAACCATTCACCCTGCGTGCCCGTATTGGCCTGCACGATGGCATACGCGACCACAAGGTCACGTTGCTCGTCATCCCACTCAGGCTCAGCGACCGACGCGACCATGCGGCCGTCAGCGTCGTACTCGTGGACTGTTCGTGGCTGCCACCCCCAGAACCTCCGCGGGGAGATCCCGAGACGCGTCGCGGCAGCTAGATCTTGCCGGAGCGCGACGCTGCCCCGGAGCTTTTTACCAAGGCGTCCAACCGCTGCTGCGGGTCAAACTCATTGAGCGACCACACCGCATCACGGATCAGGCCGACCTCGTTGCCCGACAGCACATCGAACAGGTCGCGCCACTCTTCTTCGCTGAGTGGCTCGAGCGCGTCACCATCGACACGGACACCAGTCACCACTGCAGCAGCCTCGCACGCGGCGTCATAGTTGTAGCCGTAGCGGCGGTCGATCGGAACATCAACACGCACCGGGTGCTTCGACGTGAGCTCAGCCCACGCACGCCCTGACATGCGAGTAAACCGCAACGTCACCAACGCATCGTTCGCGGTCTCCGTCAGCGCATCCAGGCGAGCCTTGATCTCGTCCTTCTCCGACACTGACGCAAGCCGCTGATCGTCGCTCGCAGCATCGATCGCCGCCATAAGCTTCTCGCGCTCAATCGCAAGCTCACCATCGAGCGCGACCTGAACATCCTTCGTGGGACGCGCCTCACGCGCCGCCGCCAACTTCTCACCGAAAGTAGTCATTTCATCTCCGCCGTCACTCTTCGCCGTGGGATGGAACCGTGGGGGCGCACGGCGAAGAAAACGCCCCCACGGTGGTTGTTACGCGGCGAAAACGGTGTCGACCACGGGGCCAGTAATGACGACCTCCTGCATGACGAGGAACTTGCCGCTACCCGTCACTGGGCGCATCTGCTTGCCAACGGTGGCCGGGATCACATACCCGGTCTGTGCCGCCGCCGCGATGACCTTGTTCGACACCATCGGACGCACCACGAAGAAGCCCGACTTTGACTCAGCGGGCGGGGTGGGCTTCAACACCACGGCCGCACCCTTCACGTCAGCCGAATCGACATACTCGAGCGACAGGCTGCGAGTCACCTTACCCAAGGTTTCAAGCACCTCGAGCAACGCAAGACGCTCATCCGGGTTCTTCGCCTGCGAGCCTCCGAGGTTGAAACCACCTGGAGTGAAACTGTGGGTCAGGCGCGTTGAGCCTGCACCGCCGATCTCCGTCGACGCCTTCACAGCGGTGAGATCAGCGATCGTCGGCACCCACCAGATGACAAGGTTGCCATCCACATCCATCGCCGGGGGTACGGTATCTGCAACATCAACCATGGGATTCTCCTTTGCTAGGTAGTCCTGTCGGAGAACCCCGCAGGACCGGGTGCCCGCGGATTGCGGGTGGAATGAGAAAAGCCCCCGCAATGGCGAGGGCTTAGAGAGTGTTAGTCAGGCCGGGTCGGCAGTGAAGCCGAGCTCAATCACCTGAAACGGAATAGGCGGGGTCACGTCACGGTCAAGCGCGACAGGTTGCGGTGACCGCCACCACACACGCCCGCACGACTCCCCCAGAATGACCGGTGTGACACCGGCGCCATCCTGAACAAACAAGGGCTTCACGAGCGCCGTGACGGCCGCAACGTTGTCATACGACGAACCGATGATGTGCAGGATAAACCGCGGATTCTGTGTGGACGACGGCCCAGCCAGACGCTCCACCGTGTCAACACCATCAACCGGGTAGATGATCACGAACGGGGCCGGCGGGAACGATCCAGTGCCATCCTTGCGGGCATTGAGAACAAACGTTTTTGCGGCCAGCGCGGGGATGCCCTGGATCTGTGCCTTGACCCAATCATTGTGCTGCTTCACAGCCCCGCCTCCTTCAACGTCTCATCGAGCGCAATACTGATGCCACGCTCAAAATCGGCCTGGTTCTCTTCCAGCGCAGCATGCCCAAACCCGCGAGGCGGCGTTGACGGTGTACCAAACTCGCTGATGTTTCCGAGTGGCCCTTGGCTGCGCGACTTGTCGAAACCAATCTCAGCGCGGAGCACATCCACGCCGAACACTTGGTTGCCATCGAGGTCGTACGTCACCGCGTACGGCAGCGCGGGGAGCGTCTCGGAGCCCTCAAGCTTTCCGCGCCATGCGTCCTTGACGTTGCGGGCAGTCACCTCGAGCGCGGCGCGCACGTTCTTCCGCGCTGATCGAGGGATCTCGCCCAGGTCGGCGGCAAGCGTGTTCAGTTCATCAAAGTTGAAGGAAACACTGTCAGCCATTAGCTGAGCTCCACCACAGGGAAACGACGAGCCGTTGCATGTGACTTCAGGAACGGGCCAACAACCCGCACACGTGACCCCACAAGCTCCGGGTCACCACCCTCGCCAACCGCGATGCATTCCACAATGTCATCAGTCAGCACCCCCAACACGGTGATCGACGTATGCCACTCAGCAGCAGTCTCAGCAACCTTCAACCCCGGAACCTGCACATCCCTAGGACGCGAATCCGGGAACTGATACTTACCCATCACCGATGCATGAATCACGGCGAGCTCGTCGGTTTCCTCGAGCGTCACCGGGTCTTGGATCTTGTTGCCCGTCGCACGCGAGACCGTGAAAGTTTCCGTGTGCATGGACTCAGCCATGCGGCGACCCATCGTCAGGGCGCCCGCGTGGACGCTCATCCGTTCGTCTCCAACACGTGCATGTCGCCACGCCCGAATTGGGTTCGCACAGCCGCAGCAGCATGAGGTGTCAACGTCATCCCAGTGGATGCGCCACCGTCAGCGAATGCGGCTTTGAAGTCATCAATCGCGAGGGACGACAGCCCGCCGGCGGAAAGCCCCAGCCCGAGCTCGAGCGTTGTCAACGCTTGCGCGGCGAGAACACATGCGAGGCGGGTGAGTTCTTCGGGTGCCGTTTGGAAGCCCCACGTGAACGTCACATCAACCGGGTCACTCCCCGACACGAGGATGTAGCCGGGGCGGTACGTGAACGGGATTGGGGCGCCGTCCCGGGTGACCGTGTCAACCGACACGACCGGCCATTGCGGGAGGTCTTCACGCCCCGCAGACGGGTACGCGGTGTACGTCGACACGGTGACCGGGAACAAGTGTTGCCCGGCCACCGCGCGAAGGTGCGACGACGCCGACTCCAACAGTGCCGTGATCTGCGGCTGCTGGAACGCCTCAAACGTGCGGCCCAGCAGTGCCTCAAGATCATTGACCTCAGCGAAAGCAGTCATCGTCGCACCTTTCGA